TAGACTTTATAGCAGAGAAACAAAAGCTTATAGAGTCAAGTGGCTTTGATATAGATAAAAACACACTTAATCCCTTATTGTATGATTTTCAAAAGGATATAGTCCGTTGGGCTCTTGCAAAAGGAAAGTCGGCTATATTTGCCGACTGTGGACTTGGCAAGACGCCAATGCAATTAGAATGGGCTAATCAGATATGCAATCATACAGGCAGAAACGTATTAATATTAGCTCCTCTTGCTGTAGCATCTCAGACAGTAGAAGAGGGAAAGAAATTCAATATATCTGTTAATATTTGTGAGTCTCAGGCTGATGTAAAATACGGAATTAATATAACTAATTATGAAAAGCTGTCAAAGTTTGAGGCTCATACATTTAAAGGAATTGTACTCGATGAGAGCTCAATACTAAAAAGCTTTACTGGAAAAATAAGAAACGAAATAATAACAGATTTCGAAAGAGTGCCGTATAAATTAGCTTGTACTGCGACACCTGCACCTAACGACTTTATGGAGTTAGGCAATCACAGTGAATTTTTAGGCGTGATGACAAGGGCAGAAATGCTATCAATGTTTTTCATCCATGACGGTTCAGATACAGCAAAATGGAGATTGAAAGGACACGCTGAAGATGTATTTTGGCAGTGGATGTGCAGTTGGTCAGTATTTATAGACAATCCAAGAAGTCTTGGCTATGACGTAAGAGGGTATGACCTGCCAAAGTTGAATATCCAAGAGATAATAGTAGATGGTGATGAGTTTATAAACGAAACATTAACGCTAACACAAAGACGTCAAGCAAGAAAAGATACTTTGACTGAACGATGTAATGCAGCAGCTAATCTCGTTAATAACTCTGACGAGCAATGGCTGATATGGTGCAATCTTAATGATGAAAGTGCAATGCTTAAAGACAAGATAATTGACGTTGTAGAGGTCAAAGGCTCAGACAAGGCATCACATAAGACAAATGCGATGATAGGCTTTTCAAATAGTGAAGTAAAGGCACTTGTAACAAAGCCATCTATCGCAGGTTTCGGGATGAACTGGCAACAGTGTAATAATATGATATTCGTGGGCTTGTCTGACAGCTATGAACAATTCTATCAAGCGCTTAGGCGTTGTTGGAGATTCGGACAAGAAAAGCAAGTAAATGCCTATATCGTAATGAGCGCAAGAGAGGGCTCTGTCAAAGAAAACATACAAAGAAAAGAAAATGACGCTCTAAAAATGCGAAATGCAATGATAGAGCTAACAAAAGAAATAACTAAAAAAGAACTTGCTAAGACAACGAGAATAACGACTCCTTACGAGTCAAAAATTGAAATGATTTTGCCTGATTGGGAGGAGATGAAACAAGCATGCTGATATATGTAGCACATCCGTATAACAACGAAGAAGAAAATAAAAAAGCTGTTGAAGAAATAATAAAAACATTAGTTACAAATAATCCTGAACATACATTTTTATCACCAATCCATACTTTTGGGTTTATGTATGATTTTGTTGATAACTATGCGCAAGGTATCAATATGTGTTTTAATCTGCTATCAGTGTGCAAAAAACTGATTTTATGCGGTGATTGGGAAAACTCAAAAGGATGTAAGTTAGAAAAAGGATTTGCAGAATTAAGAGGTATACCAATTATAATGTACAACGGAGGAGGAACGGTAATTGAAAGTATTAAACCAAAAAATAGATAAGCAGTATTCGATTTACCACGGCGACAGTTGCGAGCTGATAAAAGAGATAAAGGATAATTCAATCCATTACAGTATATTTTCTCCGCCGTTTTCATCTCTGTACACCTATTCCAACAGCGACAGGGATATGGGCAACAGTAAAGACGATGATGAGTTTTATACACATTTCAAGTATTTAGTATCAGAGCTTTATAGAATAATAATGCCCGGCAGATTAGTTTCTATCCACTGCATGGATATACCAATGCTGAAGTCAAGAGACGGAGTAATTGGATTAAAAGATTTTCCTGGTGAGATTATAAGATTATTTTCTGATGCAGGATTCATATATCATAGCAGAGTTTTAATTTGGAAAGATCCACTTGTAGAGGCTACAAGGACAAAATCACTTGGACTAATGCACAAGCAACTATGCAAGGACTCTGCTATGTGTAGACAAGGGCTACCTGATTATGTAATAACTATGAGAAAGCCTGGAGAAAATGAAGAGCCTATATCCCATCCTGATGGGCTTGATAGATTCTTCGGCGAGGAAGAGCCTGAGGGA